TGTCATTTCCTCTTGAATGACTGAGATTTCGCGTGCCATATTTATTTGATTATTTTGTCAACGTATTTTGAACTGATTTTTGCATTGTCAACCATGTGCGGTGTGGTTTCGTTGTCGATGAACTTTTCATCCGCAATGATATTTGTTTTGAAATCCATTTCGAACACATACACGTTTTCGAATAGTTCATCCGCCGTTTCGGCGATTCTGAAAAACGATGATGCCATGGATGGTTGCCATTTGTGAAAAACTTTGTAAACCTCGGTTTTGAAATCGAATGCATCAAACACCTTTTCCGGTGTCAACACTCGAAATCCGATGTTCAAACGGACGGTGAAATCATCCGTGCGTTGTAAACCACCACCGTTTTGTTGGTATGTGATACCCTCGGGAAATGACACAAAGATTGCCGGCAACATCACGCCGTGCGTGTCGCCATTGGCGATGCGTTCAAAAGTGTTGTTGAAAATCCCAACGGTTTTGACGTCCGGCAACTTTGCGCGGATTCGGTCATGTATTTGTTCAATCAAATGTCTTGTCATGTCTTATTTCATGCGGTGTAAAATCAATTTACGGATTTTATTGTTTAAGTGTGTCGAACGTCCAATGAATTTCCGTTTGGGCATGCGGAATGGTGCGCGACGACGTCCCGACATCAAACCATAATTGTGAACACCGGCATAATGAACCGATGAACCAACGACCACCCGACGTTGTGTCACGCGCTTTGCACGGATGGAACGGAACAATTTATTTCCACCACCTTTTCCAATCAAAACACCACGCCCGGAATCACGGTTTTTCCGTGGTCGCCATGGTACGGTGACTTTGTTTTTGAATCCACCACGACGGAAATTCTGCGTGAATTCGTTGACCGCTTCATTGGCGATTAGCTTTGGCAAAATCTTTTTGTTCCGTTGGACTTTGTCCAATTGAAATTCCATCATTTTTGCCGATGATTTCCACGTTTTCATTCGTCGTCGTCGATTGGTTCGAACACGTATTTTCCGCGCTGACCTTTGATTGGTTTTGTGTGTTTATTCATGCCGTTCACAACGTTTTCCGGTATGTCGTCAAACGCTTTGCAACCAATCCCGAATTGGTTGAAATGCTTGCATTTTAAACAATTTACTTTTTTTGGCTCACTCATTTTTTGAAATATTTGTCTATTAATTCACCTACTTTTTGCGCGTACTTGGACGGCGATTTGCTTAATTTGTATTCCTTAAATCCCTCGGCACCAAATTCGTCAATGTTAGTGTGTGAATACGTCCCCAAATGGATTTTGTCGATTTCATCAACACCCGCACGGGATTGATTCAATTTCATTAATTCTTTTGAATATTCGTTTCTTATGTCTTTCAAGCCTTTCCAAAACTCCGGTTCGTTGTGTCTGCTAGATGTGGATAATACATGAAAAAATTCATGCGTTGTCGTTGACAAATCCGCATTTTCAATGTCAACACGGGATTTCGAACGGTTGTGCGCTTTCTTTGAATACTCCGATGATGGCATGGTTTCATGACCAAAATTTATTTCTTCTTTTTTGATGTTCTTTAGAAAAACGTTTCCGGATGTTCTCACATAACCGTATGAACGGCGCGTGCTTGCGAACATGATTTTTGTTCCCAACTCATGGTTGTAATATTCCGGGATACGATATTCTCTAAACAATGACTTCACTTGTTGAATCTGTTTCCACACTTTTTGTTTGTCCGCTTTACTCGAAATCGTTATTTTATTGACATTGAAATCCGTTTCATTATCAAAGAACTCTTGTGTTTCCGCTTTTAATATTTTAGGCGTCAACACTTTTGCCGGTTCCGGTTCCTTGAATTCCTTTTTGACATTAACACGTGGCGCACCACCAACGGTTCCCGGTGCCGGCAATACGTCCAATGCCTTTTGGTGTCGTCCGGAAACGGTGAAATAATCATGTTCGGGACTAAACAACACGCGGTGTGTTCCAACGTTGATGTTGAATTCGTCCGGTTGGTCAATCCTTGGAATCTTTGATTGTGGTGTCAACTCGTCATCGTACAAATCCGATAATTTCACCACGGTGCATCGACAATTCCATCCGTTCGGTGGGTAAAATTGCGACCAAAATGTGTGTTCCTTTGGCAATATGGTTCCATCTAATCGCGCGTGATGGTTACGGACACGACCGTCCCCCGCCGTGATATACTTCAAATACGGGAAATCATCATCACCAACCAAATCATCCCATTTGGATGCCATCTGTGCGGATGACATGGCGTTGTTGTACTCAGCACGCAACCAATGAACACGGTGGTTTTCCGTGATTTGGTGTGCCACCTCTTTGAACTGTGACCACGTGCGCGGGTTTTTCGTTTCCGGGTCAATCAATGCATCGGATAATGCGATGACCTCGTCCAATGTTTTTGCACCGGCGAATTTGTATGCGTTATCTTGCAAATCATTCATGAATTGTTGGTCGGGCATGAACCCCAAACCCAACAATTGTTCATTTTTGATTCCCTCAACGGCACCGCGCGTCAATATTTCACCGGTGGAATTGTATGTGTCCACCGGTAATGTGTCCGGGTCAACCTTTCCATTGAAAATGTCCCGCAAAAGTTGTTGCGTTTGCCGGTCTGTGAAAACACGGTCAACATCAAAATCAATGGGACTTTGCGAACAAATGTGTTTGATTTCATTTTTGCACATCGTCATTGTTTTTTGCCGGTTCCACGTCGTTTCCGTCCTTTTCGTCCACCGGTGTTCCGTATTTTTCAACGATGTATGATGCCGGGACTTTGTAGTGTTTCAACAATTCTTTGTCGATGTCGAATTGTTCGGCAATGGTCAACACTTCGGTCGTGTCGAACTTAAATTTTCCGGTGATTTTGAATCCGTGGTATGAATTCAAAAACGGGATGAACTCAGTGTTGCACCAATGTTCCATCCAACGCGCATCCGCTTTGGCAATTTGGTTGGTTGTGTTCTCGTGCGTTTCTGACTGCGAACGTGACGAACCGGAATCCATGGTCATGGTTGAACCGACCATCAATTTGGACAATTCATTGTTCAACAACTCGATTTGATTTTGAAATGTTTGGTATGCGTCCGTTGATGTTCCGGATACCATTTCCACAACGTCGTCCGTGTCCACAACCGCCCATGTTGACGCCCTCATGTTTTCCAACATTTCCGCCATGTTTTCGCGCGTTTCATCATCACGAACATTGGTTTTTCCAACACGCAATGGCACGCCATAAATGTCTGTAAAATCCGCCCATGCACCCAACGCCGTCTTTTTGTACACGGTTAATGGAACCGCTTTTGCAAGCAATCCCAAATCACATGGATTTCCCGCCGGCAATACCCACCCGGCAAACGATTTGAATGGTTTTCCGGTGAATGCATTTGGCGACGTTTTCACCAATGATTTTTGTTGCAACACGTATTCACGCGGGACAACATCAACCGTTTTGAAATCACGTCCCATGCGGTCGCCGAATTGCAACAATGAGAAACCAAAAAATTTGGAATCCAACGCATGATTCATAGCATCCATGAACCATTGTTTTTCAATCATCGCCGTTTGTTCCTCGATTTCGTCCCCTTTGTCATCAACGATTTTGAAGTCCGAACCGGTCGTTTTCTGCTTTCGTGATTCAATCAATGCGGACAAATGCCCATCCAACACGGCGTCATTGTACACCCGTATCAAATCCACGTTCATTGGAAATTGTGGGTTTTCGAATTCCTCAACCGCCGTTTTCCACAACGAAATGGTGTTGTGAAATCTGAATAGTTGGTCTTGCAAAACTTTGTTCATGATGCGTTTTGCTTTTTTGTCCGTTTCCTTGGTTTGAACGAACCCGGATTTGTGCGTGTCCTTTTCCATTAGTAATGATTATTTTTTGACGCGTGACCGTAACGAATCGCCGTCCCGCTTTGCTTGTCTGCTATCTTTTCCAATGACAATTGGATTGTCCCGGACGCACCATCGTTTGCCCATTTGACTGCGTTGGTGTATGACACCACACGGTTTTCCGGCAATGCATCAAACGCGATGCGCTCGCAAAGGTAGTACAAAGCCACGGCAATGGTGTGTTTCAACAATGACCTTTGGCGATTCGGTGCCGTTTTCCCAAATTCCACGTCCATGTCATATCGTTGTTGCAAACGTTCACGGATGGTTTCCATGGCGTCATCAACACATGCCGTAATGATTGCGTCATCACCACCGGTGATTTGCTCCAAATCCGTGGTGGTCATGTATTTTTCCAAATCTGTTTTTTCAATAAATGCCATTTATATTCGGTTTTTTCCACGTGTCACGGAACGGCGTTTGCCGGTGATGACTTTGTGTTTGGTGTTCCCGGTAATATACGATAAAAATTCCTTTTTGAACGCGTGGATGTGGACATAATCGTTGGCGTCGGATGTATGCCCGAAACGCTCGAATGACACGCCCGTTTCTTTGTTCCGCGTTTTAGCTTTGTGCTTTGTTCCGTCCGGTGCTTCAACTACATTCAAATAGTCCGCAACGGAAATGGTGCATTGACTACCAATCACGATTTCCAAATGTGGATGTTTGCCGGCGAAAATATCGTTGATGAACTCACCACGGGATTTCACGTTCGGGTTTTGATTTGGTAGTTGAACCACGGGATTGAATTTCGCCAACTTCGATTCAATCAATGTGAAAAAATTTTGTCCCTTTTCCAATTTGGCATCCGCTTTCTTGGATGTACGGTCACCGGTGATGACCACGGATTCCGTGTGGCTCGCGTACCGTTTCGCAAATTCCTTGCAAACGTCATCCAACGTGTTTTTCGGGTGTTCCAACAATATTTCATCAATTTGATGGATGGATGTTTTGTCGTCCCCTTGGTGCAATTGGTGAATGTTCAATGTCAAATACGGGTTGACGTTTTCGTCAAAGGTCAACATCAATGGCAACGTCGGGTCATATTCTGTTTTGCGCACGTTTGATGCCATTTTGAATGTTTTATAAAACGGCGCATCGTTTGCCCTATTTCCCCACTCACCCAACGCAAAAATGCGGTAATAGTAAGGATTGTCAATTTTCAACGTTTCCAATTGCGCAACGAAATTTGGCGACACGAACGGGTTGGTTTTGTAGTCTGACCAAATGGACGTGTATGTCAACGTGATTGGTTCGCCGTCGACACCCTCGGTTTCAATGGACGAACGAAATGTTTTCAATGTTGTTTTTGAAAAGAACTTTTTGTATAGCCAAAACGATTCGAAGTCCTCGCCATGCGTTTCCGGGTTGAACGAAAACAGTTGTTGTAAATGTGGCGTGACGATTTCACCACCATGTTCCCGTGGTTCCATGTTTCCACGCAACGATGTGGACACGGTTATCCATGCGCTTTCGTCGATTTGGTTTCCCTCCTCAAACCATGCGAATGTTGGTTCCTTAATACCTCGCAACTTTTCCGGCTTATCTAGTCCCCGGCAAATGAACACACCGCCGGTGACTTTGTTGGTGATTTCCATTGGATTTTTGGTGAAATGGAAATGGTCGATGATGCCCAACGTGGTGCATTCATCCCGGATGGCTTCAAACATCGAATCCTTAATGTCTGCATAAACGTTGCGAATCAAAATGCATTTGAAACCCGGTTCCGTGAATGACTTTACAATCAAATATCGCAACACGGCGATGGATTTTCCACCACCACGTCCACCCCAATTGAAAAGGATGTCATCACGGTTGTTTTCCATTGGGTAAAATGGCGCGTTCACCAAATCACGCCATTTCGGAATGTTGATGTTCACCATTAGACGTTCGGAATTGCCGGGTTTTCGTCATTTTCCGGGTCGTCATGGGACGAACTCGGTTTTGTGATGGCAAAGTCCACCGACGTGATTTTCGTTTCTTGCACGTCTTTGAATAAGCCAATTGTTTGCCCTAATTTTTCCAATGCTTTCAACTTGTCATGCATCGCAATTTCAAAATCATGATGCGGAATCCCGTTTGAATCAAATTTTACCTTTGATTTCATGTTGGCAATCAACGCCAATTGGTTTTTGTCCATGTCCGCCATTGGTATCAATTCAACTTTTCCATCCGAACCAATCGTGAACATGTCGGACACGTTGGTGAATGCGATTTTTGAATA